GGAGATGCTCACTGTTTTGGAGAAGGGTTGAACGATAATGAAACTCTACCTTACTTTTTTGAAAAATACAATTCTAATTACGTATCACTTAATTACGGTTTTCTAGGTCATGGTCCAAATCACATGTTGTATTGGTTTAACACTCCTGAATTTATAGAGGAATTTAAAGACACTAAAGGAAAAGTATTTTTTGTGTATAGAGATGATGCAATTAAAGTGAGTGTAGGAGAAGTACCATGGGGAGAAGGTTACCCAAAGTATAATATTCAAAATGGTAAGATTAAATACGAAGGTTCATACGGAGGAGATAATTACAAACCTAATAATATGTACCTACCTTCTATGTTTACTAATAAGGATTTTAATATAACCTCAGAAATTTTATTAGAGTGTAAAAATAAACTTAAGGAAATATCTAAAGATTTAGAACTATACATTATTATTATACCTTTAAGTTTCTCTAACTACCAAATTCAACCTTTACTAGAAAGTAAAGATATTAATGTAGTTAACTTATATACTACGGATCTAGAATACCACACAAAAGCTGACGCTCGATTTTTAGACGGTGTACATACAAAACATTCTAATGAGTTAATAGTTAAATTAGTTAACACACATATAAAAGGTAATTTAACAAACGTAGACAATAGTCATAAGGATTATAATTCATTACAAGAACTTGAGAAACGTTTAGATCTAGAGGCAATGTACATACCCTGTATGGTAGATTTTCCGTATGATGATGCAGGTGTAATAATTTCTAATGTACTAAAGAGTTATAAAGGTGTGCCGGTAAAGTACGATTACCTTTTAAAATATTTAGAAAAGGAACATACAAAAAAATTAAAAAGAGTTACAACATGAAAAATATTAAATTAGAAGAAAGTGAATTAATCATGCTAAATCAACTTAAGAATGCTAGGTCCGGTATCATTAATGAGTTTGGCAAGATATCTATTATAGAGTTACAACTATCACAACGAAAAAGCATAGCAGAAGAGAACTTTCAGAAGATAGAAGATGCACAGACAGGTTTTGCAAAAGACCTTGAAGAAAAGTACGGAAAGGGCACTATAGATATTGACAGTGGGGTATTTATACCGTTAAAATAGTTTATGGTAAATTTAGTCTATTTATATATGTAGCATACCTACCGTTAGTTTGGTCGGTTTAGAAAGCTTTACGATATTTATAAGAGTACTCAATAATTTAACTTATATAACATGGCAGAAACATTAATCTCCCCAGGTGTATTAGCAAGAGAGAATGATATATCCTTTATCGCTCCACCAGCCTTAGCAGCAGGAGCAGCTATAGTAGGGCCGACAGTCTTAGGACCAGTCAACCAACCTACAGTAGTAACATCATATGGAGAATATCAAAAAATCTTTGGAACTACTTTCACTTCGGGTTCAACAAAACAAGAATACTTAACTTCATTGGCAGCAAAGTCATACTTTGGTCAAGGAGGTAATTCTATCTTAGTAACAAGAATCGCAACAGGGTCATTCACATCAGCAGTTAACGATCACATATCGTCTTCGGCTACTTCAAGTGCACAACCTTTTGAAATTAGTACTATTGGTGAAGGTACCATTATGAATAACACTGGTTCAACTAATGCAGACGGTACACTAGTAAGTGGTACATCAGATAATATTAGATTAGAAATAACCAATGTAAGTAATAACAAAGGTACATTTAGCTTATTAGTTAGAAGAGGTGATGATGCTACTAAAAACAAAATTATACTAGAAACATGGAATGATTTATCATTAGATCCAAATTCTGGTAACTATATTGAGTCAGTAATTGGGAACCAGTCTACAACAGTAAATACTGGAGAATCTCAGTACTATGTACAAACAACAGGTGAGTATGTTAATAAGTCTAGATTTATTAGAGTTTCTGCAGTAGGTCTACAGACATTAGATTACTTAGCTAATGACGGTGTAACAGTAGGTAATGATTCTAACGGAGTATCGTTCTCTGGATCTTTACCAATTGCACAAACATCAACATTCCAAACAGCAACAGGAGGAAATGTAACAGCAGGAGTCGCTAGTAACTTCTTTAAAGATATTAACGGAACAAGATCACAAGGATTCCAAGGTGGTGAATATGCTACAGCTTTAAACCTATTGGGAAACAAAGATGAATATTCATTTAACATTATATCAGCACCAGGATTGATATATGAGTTTGGAGAGCATAAGACGCAGTTAGATTCAATGATATCATTAGCAGAAACAAGAGGAGATGCTATTGCAGTAGTAGATTTACAAAATTATGGAGCAACTGTTGCTAATGTAACAGGAACAGCTAGTAGTTTAAATTCATCTTACGGAGCATCTTACTGGCCTTGGGTACAAACACAATCATCAACTGGTAAAAATGAATTCGTACCAGCATCAGTTGTTATACCAGGAGTATATGCATTCACAGATGGAGCAGCAGCACCATGGTTTGCACCAGCTGGTTTAACTAGAGGTGGTATTCCAACAGTAATACAAGCAGAGAGAAAATTAACAAGGTCTCAAAGAGATACACTGTATAACGCAAACGTTAACCCAATTGCTACATTCCCAGGAAGTGGAATATCAGTATTTGGTCAAAAGACATTGCAGAAAAAGTCTTCAGCTCTTGATAGAGTAAATGTAAGACGATTATTAATTGCCTTAAAGAAATTTGTAGGTGATGTTTCAAGAGAATTAGTATTCGAACAAAACACTAACGTAACTAGAAATAAATTCTTAGCTCAAGTTAATCCATATTTAACTTCAGTAGTTGAACAACAAGGTTTGTTTGCTTACAGAGTTGTAATGGACGACACTAATAACACATCAGATGTAATCGACCGTAATCAATTAATAGGTCAAATATTTATACAACCTGCTAGAACAGTAGAATTTGTAGTATTAGACTTTACAATTGAGCCAACAGGAGCAACATTTGGAGCATAATTTAATTTTTAGATATTTATAATAAAGAAATAAAATGGCAGTAGTAGATCCTAACGAAATAATGTTCAGAGCCTTTGAACCAAAGGTGCAAAATAGATTCTTAATGTTCGTAGATGGTATTCCATCATTTATGATAAGAACAGCAGCTGGTCCAAATTTTACTGACAACGCACTAAAATTAGATCACCTTAATACTTACCGTAAGATTAGAGGTAAGAGAGAATGGGGTGATATAGATATGACCTTATATGACCCAATTACTCCATCTGGTGCACAATCAGTAATGGATTGGGCAAGATTATCATATGAGTCTGTAACAGGTAGAGCAGGGTATTCTGATTTCTACAAGAAAGACTTAACACTTCAGGTTTTAGGACCTGTAGGGGATATAGTAAGTGAGTGGGTGATTAAAGGAGCATTTATCACCAGTATGGATCAAGGAGGATTTGATTGGGCTACTGATGAAACAGTAGAGCTTTCATTAACTGTTGCAATGGACTACTGCGTATTGAACTTCTAATCACGCTACACTACATACCAATATTGAGAATCCTCCTTACGGAGGGTTTTTTTTCTCTATATATAGTTGGTTCCCATTTTAAAAGTACCTATATTTATATATAATACAAGTTATACTTAATAAAATTTATGAGCTCAAACTTTACATTACCTACCGAACAGGTAGAACTACCATCAAAAGGGTTACTATACTCTGAAGATTCACCTTTAGCTAGCGGCACTATAGAAATGAAGTATATGACTGCTAAAGAAGAAGATATATTAACCAATCAGAACTATATTTCAAAAGGTATAGTTGTTGACAAATTATTAGAATCTTTAATAATTACCAAAGTAAATTATAACGATATACTAATAGGAGATAAAGATGCATTACTTATAGCATCTAGAATATTAGGTTACGGTAAAGATTATGAATTTACTTATGCTGGAGAAAAAATAAAAGTTGATTTAACTACATTAAAAAATAATGAGTTAGATACTAAGTTAGTAAAAGACAGGGTAAACGAGTTTACCTTTAAGCTCCCTCATACAGACAACACTATTACGTTTAAGTTACTTAGTCAAAAGGACGAAAAGCAGATACAAAGAGAGATAGATGGTTTAAAGAAAATATCACCTACCTTAACTCAAGACTTATCAGTTAGAATGAAACATATGATAG